GTCGAGATCTCTATCTTTATCAATCAACGTTGTATTAAAACCAACGGGTTGGGTAAAGATAGTTTGCTGATAGAGTTTAGAAGCCATAAGGTTCCTTAATCTAACAGCAGAGTAGTCCATCAGAAGGTCCACCGGCAGCTTTTCTTGCCAAATCATTTTATCATCGCATCGTTGTTCCAATGGTAAACCATTGGGATTCCAGCCTAATCCACCGAGAAAATCGGGGATGGATGAAATTCGACGAAGGATTTTAACTTGACGAGGTTTGAAAAGAGACAGTGACTTGGGACCAAGAATCTTTGCTAAGTCTATGAAAGACTCATCAGAGACTTCCCTCCACTTGTACTGTGAAATAACAGTAGAAGGGGTTATAATCTTACCCCCAAATTCGCAAAGCGAACTTGAGCGTAAAGATTTAGGGATAGACACAGGACATCCCATCAAATATAAAATTTGGTAGTAGTCTTGCGCTAGTTGGTCATCAAGTATCACAACATCGTCACCGAGCACAAAGAATTGGTTATTCCATTCTTTGTTGAGTAAACCTAATAGAAGAGTACCATGAGTTAGTGCAAAAGCACCAAAACTTGGATACAATCCTAAGGGTTGTCCTCTATTCCAGGATATCTCCCCAACTTGGGGCATATACCATGAAGCTCGGCTCAAGTCACCGAACAAACTAACCTCGATACTGGGAAACATCTTTAAAAGCAGATGTTCCTGTAGAGCGAGCGGAAAGTAGTCCGTTGCACCTGATAAGTCGATGGAGTGAATCGTCTTGCCGTGGGTCAGCGCTTCCTGTAAAACAGGAATAGCTTTTGATTGGTCAAATGTACAATCAAATGGTAAGGTCTTTAGATAATCATATATAGCATTACCTAAAGGTTCCAAAACCCTTTGAAAAATACGCCCAGGGTTGGCAACAGCACGAAGCTTATAGCCAGCTTCCTGGATAAGACCAATACGTCCCACAAGGAATGAATTGTGTTTCTTAATCGGTTCAAATACACGAGAGTTTTCCCTGCGATTGTAGGGATCTCGAAGTACATCCCACAAGCCGTCTAAGACGAACTTGTAATGTGTACCTTTGTACTTGATGTAGTGCTGAAAACCCTCCGTTGCTTCAAAGAGGAATTTCATAGAGTCCGCAATTGCTTCAAGTTCTGGAACAGAACTGTTGGGCAATGGTGCTCTCTTACAAGGCGACGGAAGCATGTCAACCAATGGTTTGCATGTCTTCAATCTCTTGTACAC